TTTCTTCAGTGTTACTGTGAGTAGTCCGTCCTCTAATGTGACCTCACCTATCTCGGTGTCGTCAGATAGTGACCACTGTTTTGTGAAAGAACGTTGTGCTAATCCCCTGTGAGTATAATTCTCAGGTTCCTTTTTCTCTTCCTTCTCTGCTGATACGATTAGTTTACCGTACTCTGTGTAGACCTTGACTTCATCTCTCTTGAATCCTGCGAGTGCTATCTCTAATCTGGATAGTACATTTGAGACTGCAATAAGATTATAGGGGGGATAGTTGGTGGTCGTTTGATTCCAGAAAGAATCAAAGTACTCATCCATTCCTATACTGTTCTTAGAAATTTTGTCAAATAGTGATGGTAAATCGGCAGCACTATATCTTTGAATGTTCATTGTGACCTCCTTAAGCGTCGTTAGTTTGTGTACCCGAAGCGTACACTACTAATTATAACACTTGTCTAAAATTAGGAGGGTGGATATCCGAATACTGGAAAGACTTTAGTGATGTCTGCCATCTTTTCCTTGTACCTACTGATGTATGGTTCTTGTAGGTATGGCATGTATGGTTTACCTGTGACTTTATACTGTAGGTATGTGTAGTCAAACTGATACCTGTAGCATAGTCTGTCTGTTGTATCACCTAACCTTCTGTGCTGTACGATACTATTATCAAAGATCACTAGGTCATCATCATTCTCCCACCAGTAATCATAGGTATATGATGACAGTCCCCACCGTAGTTCATTCAATATTCTAATCGAATCCTCCTGAGAAAAATCTTTAATACGTGTGGTGGTATTGTATGGAAAATGTAATCCCTTAATACCCGCAGGACTCTGGATCACCAGAGGTATCTCTGTCTCTGGGTCAGGACACATGTTCTTATATACTACATTGTTCTCATCATTAGCATTGATCTTACCCTCTTGGAAATTATGTATGAGTATCAGTTCATCTAGTTCACTACGGAATGACTCTGGCAAACTGTAGTAATAAGGTGATGACACCATGAACCCAGTGGCACTCTTCTTCATACCATGATCACCGAGGAGTGCTACGCCAGGTGTGAATGCTATGTCACCAGATTCATTACTGTGCCATAGTAATTCTCCACTACCAAACAATCCGTTGTTCTCTGCGACTCTGACTATGTGTCCTGTCTTAGCATGACCACCTATCCTCGCATATTCTTTTGCTATCTCACTACTATGCTCTTCTTTAGCAGCATAGTTTTGTCTACACTTACCCCACATCTTCATCACCTTATGGAAATGGTTGATGTTGATACCTGTGTTACGAATGACCATGACAAGTTGTTCCATCTGTAACTTACCAAGTGACATCCACTGATCTCTTGTCAGTTGTTTGATGTCAATGTCATCTACAAATACACCGTATCCTTTTAGTTCTGGTATGGGAGTTATCTTCATAAAAAAAGGAGGGTTGCCCCTCCTATCTATTAATCTTGTACGAATAAACTAAAAGGAGGATAATCGTGGTGTCCTGTGTAGGAGTGCCAAACCTTCTTGTAAATTGTAGATGCATCTACAGCATTGAACCCCTCAAATTTTTTGATCATTTTTGGTTTCTGCTCAACGGTAGTGTCCATTAAGTCAATTAAGAAACTGAGTTCGTTGGTTGTTAAGTTTTTCATAGAATTAACCTAGTGGATTGAAGAGATTTGTTTGCTCCTCTCTCTCCTGCCTAATTCTTTTGTTTGCCCAAGCATCTTCACCAGTGTTGAAACTGATTTCTATACCTCTGCGTCTTGTTCCTGCTGCGATGTCCTTACGGATTACTTTTGATGCAGTCTTGAACTGTTTGTACTTACGAGGTGTAAAGGTTGCGATTCCTTCTTCGTATTGTGTACATAATGTCTCGCATGCTAGTGCTGCGATCTCACCTGAACATGTGGTGGTTTCAAACGATTTTCTCGATGCCATAATAATTGTATTGGTCGTATTTAGTGTAACACAAGATAAGAACTTGTCAAGTCTTCTTCTTCCCTATATTGTATTTGGATTCTAAGCACCATCCTGACTTATCCTTGTAAGATAAGACCTTGATTTGACTTAGAGGTGCTACGTCTACTATTGTATCAGGTTTCTGTATAGAAATCAACCCCCAGTCGCTGAGTAGTTGTATGATTCTATTGCGACGTTGAACGTCATTGAGTGATAAGTTTGCTGACTTACCATCCAACGCGAACAACTCTTTAAAATGTACGATATAATACTTGCCTTGCTTATGAAGTATGTGGCATGATTGATACAACTTCTTTTCTTTTCTAGAAGCTACACCTATCCTTGTTAGTGTTTCTCTTACCTTTAAAAAATCATCTGGTTCGCCTAAGTTTACCTCTACCATTTGATCAGGTGTCCATGTGACTTCCTGCTCAGTGAATGAAGTACTCATCGTCTTCCTCCCTTTTCATGTTTGTTACGAATGTATTCAATTTGGGTGTTGGTAAGAAGAGTTAATGCGACCCTCGCTTTTTCATTACTATAGTCATAGTGTGTTTTGATCAGATCCAGATCTTCAATCTGTTCTTTCTTCAACCAAGGTGTGAAACGCTTTCGCTTTCTCAAAGTATTTAGCAAAAAGTCATATTGAAGACGCTTGTCTAGATTAGGGTGCTTGTTTACTTCATTAGCAAATAGGATCGCATCAATGTGTCCACTGAGACATCGGTTGATAATATAAGGAGGATAAGATTTAATACGATCAGGGTCATCAAGATACAAATGCTCTTTGGTATTGTTGATAGACGAAAGTATTTCTGAAAGATCACTACTCATAACCAATATGGTTTGCGGGATGGGTCACGAAGATAATTAGATGCAACCCAAGGTTTGCTGCCAATGTAATTCTTGTAAGCAGTAAAAGTGTCAATGCTTGTGTCATATTTAAACTGTTCGGGCATGGCTCTGGTATAGCTCGTGGGGATATCATTGTTGTTGGGAAATATTATATTAGCATGGAGTATAGTATGCTGACAACTATGTACTTTGCTGTATCTATGTGTGTACTCAGCACACAGAGCGAGACCATGCCTGATCAACCAACGAAAGTTAGTCTGTGCCCAGATGGTACATGGATGATTGCGGAACGCACCCTTCTCTGTCTTGTATGGTTCACCATTAAGTTTAGGTAAGTCACCGAAACCATGACCCCACTTACTAGATGCTACAATAGATAACATTTGACATGTCTCTAGAGGCATCTTGACTATGTGCTTGTCAGGTAATACTTGTGCTGACTTGATAGGGTCTGGATCGGTGACAAATATATTCATAGTACAGGTGGATTCTTAGTGTATGCTCTGTAGTCAGGTGTGATATTCATGGTCAGAGTCAAACGTCTGTTCTTAGTATCATTATAACCTGTCTTATGACGAAGCCAAGAGGGGAAGAACACAACGTCACCTTCTGAAACACTTATCCTTCTCCAAGGATGATTGCCACTGATAGGTTCTGCTGCTCTCACTGCTGTCATAGGGTCATAGATCCATAGGTCACCAGAGTTCTCTGGTTTGAGGATGTATGCTGTACATGTAAGACCTACACCATGATGATGTTCATCTGTATAGTCCCACTGGTAGTGTTCATTATACCATGAGTTAGATATAAAATGTGGGTATCCTTCGTACCTCCATGCTGTACGTAGGTATTCCATCTTCCGTCTTAACCATATCACATACTTAGCATTCTCTGGTAAGTTATGTGGAAACTGATTACTAGGTTGTAGTATGTTGAATAGGTCAGCAGTAGACTTACCACCTTCTTCTAGTGCTGACGTGACATCATACTTATCAACCATGTCAAACAATCCATCAGCAGTCTTAACCTGTTCTGCTGTGTCAAACTTAAAAGTATCTTTATATACAACAGGTGCTGAGATATTAATTGCTTTCATACTCAACTCCTGCTCGTATAATCTTCGCTATCTTTTCATCTAGTACTTCATTGATGAGTTCCTTTAACTCTATCTTGAGTGCGTCAGATAGAAGATTCATTTTATTCACCTTCATAGGTGGGATGGCATCACGTTGTTCTTGAACTGATTTACTACCAGTGCCTGTACCAAATGACATACCTTGTGTATTCATGTGATGATCCTCCTAGGTCCGTTGACACCTGTGCGGTGTTGATTGATTTCATATATCGCTACTGATCCTGTGTCTAGAGTGACATGTATCTCGTCACCTTGTATGAGTGCCTGTGTAGCACCTCTAGCAAAATTAGTGAGCACACCTCTGCGTGTGTGGTATAGAGAACAGATTCCGTTCTTGACTCTGACTCCTAAGCTTCCTTCAGACATGAGTAGTTCGTAAGTAATAGTTCGCGTCTCTCCTGTTGATTCTTCATGTAATCACCAGTAGATCTCATAGTATAAGTATGATCCCAATCATACGAATGCCACTCCCAAAAACGATCAACGATCTTCTTCGAGTTATTATATGATATCATAACATTACCCATTGTGTCATCCATTGTGTCAGCAAATCGGGAATGATCAAATCCTTTATGTAGTTTTCCCTTCTCACCATATAGATTATCTTTGATACTGTATGGAGGATCAACATAGAAGAATGTATTATCAGCACATGATAGTGTGCCAATTCTACCTAGACAATCTTCTACTAGATCACCATAGTCTAAGCATGTGATCTTCCAATCACGTATCAGTTCACAGTAGGCAGGAAGTTTACAGATACCACGCATTGTCCAGTTGTTATCTGATGCTTGAGGAGAGAAAGATGATGACTCAGTTAGACCTGAGAAACTACACTTATTA